ATAAGGAGGTCAAACCATTCTGCAGGGACGAGAGCTTTGACTAGCGCTATTGAAACGCGGTCAGAAGCCTCAGCCATATCTAGTGTGGCAACAGATCTATTCATAGATCCGAGCCTAGCTAATTTCTGGTTTATTCCCTGATCCAATACATTAACACGTCCCCTTGTCAGAGGGTGTTCGTTGAAAAGGTCGTGCAAGTATAACTGCACGCTCTTTTGGCAGGCCATGAGGCCTGCCGGTTCACAGCAGATGACACGCGGACCGCGTGCATCCTTAGGAACCGTTAGAACACGTGAAATGTATTCTACGCTGTCGTGCCCAGGTAAGCCGAACCAATTACCAAGTCTACTTGTTAGGACCATCGATGATGGTTCATAACGAAGTGGGACTGGTACTCGATCCGCACTGGCACCTGAGCCCGGTGTTACCCTGCTAAAGGCCCGGGGACTTATTTCCCCCAGGACACTTAGAACGAGCTCTCGACCCAATCGCAAGATTGGAGTCTCGGGCAAAGTCCAAGGTAACGACCGATCCGTCCAATATAAACGATCAACCATAAGTTGCTCTTTCCCATGTTCGCAAGGAGCCTTAAGCTTCTTACCGATAAGAGAGAGCTGGCGAAACGCTTCGATTGCAACGGGATCTTCCGAAATCACCTTTTCAATAAGGCGATTAAAAGGAAACGAATTAGCGAGAAGTACGAAATCTTCTTCGGTGATCCGCCCCTCTAAGTAGTCAAGCAAATAGCCGTCGTACTTAGGAAGATCGACAGTCAGCACCCTTACAACTTTATCAGTTGTAAAAAGTGTGGTTATTAGCGCAGTAGCATCTTCATTAATATGGAGAATGCTAAAATATTCATGCGTTAGAGCAGTGTAAATTGTGATGACATCACTTTCAAAGGTCATGATATGTCCTTAGTTGTTGGTGACCAGTAAAGCCTAGAAAGTTCCTAATGATTCCAGGAAAGTTCGAAGCACTGGCCAGATAGCGGTGATTGAGGCAAAAGCAGCCTCAATTCGATCAAGGAAATAATCCATGATTACGCTCCCTTAAGAATCTCCGCGAGACCGTTTTTGTTACCCATGGCGTCCGCTAAAGATGAAAGAATTTCATCAATTAGCTTACCGCTATGCGAGACAAAAAGAGGATTTGCGTCGATTCGTTTTGGACCCGAGTAGCTAATACTGATAGTTTGTTCTATATCAGTATTTTCTGCAACGAGGCCAAGAGGGCCCTGTTTAACACCAACTTGTGGTTCCTTAATTAAGAAACGCACATTGTGATGAACAATACCTTTCTTTGATGTAGTCGTACGTTCGGTACAGGTAATCTTACCGTCTTTAACACCAGGAAGATCAGGATTAGCGTTGCTAATCATGTCTCGCATGGTGCTCGTACCAGCAGTAGCTACTGCTTCTGTCTGAGTACGATAGGACATTGTAAGATCATTGGCAACGAAGTTACCTTCGCTGTCCATGTCCGTTGGTACCTTAATCAAATCAATAATACGCATAGGTGGTTCTCCATTTATTGCGTTACAAGTAGGAATACACTAACGAATAGTGCTGTTAATGACTGCTAAGA